GTGCCGGGCGGTCGTAGATCGCTACCAGCACGTTGTTGTGGGTCGGCTGGAAGGCGCTGAGGTTGCCGAGCTTGGCGAGCATTTCCTGCGCTGGGTCGGCGTCGTGCTTCATCGCCATGGCGGGCATCAGACGGGAACCTCGTGCTCATGGGGGCCGGTGACGCGGATGCAGTCATGCATCGGAACGGGCGGCGCGCCGATATGGACCCGCCTCAACTTCTCCGCTGTCTGATTTGCCTCTTCGGCAGTTTCACATGTCTGCGTACTTGGCCACCATTTGGCGGTGGGTTCAGCGCGCACACAACTCTCAACGCGCCACACGGAGATGGTCTTGGTTCGTGGCAACGTCGCCAAGTGGGCCTCAGCGGCGGCGATCACCACACCTGCGTTGGTGTCTGCATTTGTGGGCCAGCATTCGCGTACGGCAGCTATCGCAAGCCTCAGGGTGCTGAAGTCCATGTATCCGAGTTTGGGGCCGGTCATGCTGCCACCTTCTGACGGTCCGACGCGCTCTCGTCTCGGGTTGCAGCGATGGCCTCTCGAATCAGGTCGGTGGGAGAGTCTTGGTGGACTACAGCCCGCAGGCCGTGAATCTGGCCGACCATGTAGCGGTGGGTGTCCATGGGCAGAACATGTGCGTTCGGGCCGTCCAAGATGTCTCTGATGCGATTGATCTCAGCTCCGATCAGCTCCTTGAGCTTATCGAGCGCGCGGTCTCCTACGGTCTGCATTCAACTCCTCTATCTCCTCTATCCTCGGGGGTTTAAGCGGGGCGACGCTCGCTAGAGGAGTAACGAGCGCGCCCCTATCCGCTGCTGCCGGCTGCCCAGCGACAGCGAAATCTCTATCTGCGATGCTCCTGAATGGCGGTCTTCTCCAAGCGTCCCAGACCAGCCGAGGCGGAAGCGTCGACGTCCTTGTAGCTGCGTGCACGCTTGGCGCTTGCCACCGTTGGCATTGTCCGGCCGCCGTGCTTGCGCATCATCGGCATCTGCGGGCCGGCAGCGCCGAGGCCCATCATCGGGGGTGCGCCACCGGCAATCTGCGGGGGCATCGGGGCCGGCGTCGGTGCCGGAGCGGGCTGCGGCGGACGAACAGGAGCCGCCGGCATCGGCGTGGGCTGCTGCGCGTGACCCGGCGAGATGTTGATCAGGATGTTGGTCTTGCCCTTGGCGCGGCCACCGCGCTTGTGGGCATCACGGCCACCTTTCGGACGCATGCCGGCCTCGGCCGCGAGACTGCCGCCGTGGGCTTTGGCATGCCGGAAGCCCTTCAACTCCTCAGCGAACTTCGCGCGCTTGGCCAGCTTCGGATTGTCGGAGCGCGTGGTCTTGGCAAGCTTCTTTGTCGGAATCTTCTGGCCCTTCGGAACGTGAAGCTCCTCATGCAGGGCGCCGGGATGCTTGATGGCGTTCTGGATGAATTGGCCGCCGCCGTTGCGCTTGTGAGAACGGCTCGACTTCATGTGCCGCGCCAGCCGCTTGTCTTCCGCCACGTCGGCGTGCATTTGCTTGCGGAAGTTAGCAGCGCCGCCGTGGGCGTAGCCGCCGTCATGGGGCCTGCCGAATTCGGAGGCGTTCGCGTCCTTCACATTGCGCGTCACGTAGTCGTTTGCGATGGCACGGCCGCCGGACTTCCGGGGCTTGCGGTCGGCGCGATGCTGGGGAACGTGGCCCTCGACCTTGCCACCACGCTTGCGGGCCTGACGCGATACAGGGCGAAGGCCCGTCTGAGCATTCGTGCGCATGTCGGTCGGCTCTCGCCAGCCGCTTGCATCGATGTCACCACCGGAACCAGGCCCAAGCATGCGCTTGATCTTGTCCTTCATCGCGGCGCGCGACTTCTGCGCGAGTTCGCTCATCCATCTCTCCTGTGCGGCCCGAAGCGGGAGCGCGCAAAAAGATCAGCCGACAATGACCGTCCGACTAATCAACCGCGGCTCCTCTGCCATCGGAGAGATGGCCCGCGAACAAAATATAGCGCAGCGTCAGCGAGCGTTCTATTCCGGCATTACTTGGCGGGCTTCGCTTTAAACTTCTCGCACCAGTATTCGGGATCGATCTTGCCCTCTACGAGCTCGCACGAATGCGGCGGCCGGAAGTGCTGGCAGATGCCGCAATGCTTCGACTTCATGCCGCGCGAGTAATGGACCGACTGCTTGCTGGCTTTCCGCTTCTGGCGGGCAATCGCAAGAGCGCGGGCGACGTTGGTGCGGCCACCGCGCCTATAGACGGGCGCATTCGTGTTGAGGGACGATCCCGGCTCCACCCTCTGAAAGTAGTCCTGAAGCTCTGGTACAGAATGAAGCATCAGGTTTGTGGTGCCGGGCGTGAACGAGTTGTCTCCCCAAGACCCTCCGTAATTGCCGTTGCCGTTGTATATGCTTTCGGTACTAAACGTCGGATGGTTGGGCTTCTTGTAAGTGTCAGGGAAGTGACCGTTGTCGCCTGCCTTGGCGCCAGCGAGCCACGCACCACGCATGTCGTAGTCGTAGGTATCGTTCTCACGGCCATTCTGTTTGGCCCACTTCTGGTAAGCCTGCTCGTCTGCGTCGCTCAGCTTGGTGTTATATCGATCCGAATAATCCAGAGGATCGCCGGCACCTCCACCCGCTTGCCGCTTCATGCGCGCCACAAGCAGAGCTCGGGCAATGGCGCTCAAATCACCCTCTGGTTCTGTGGCCGCGCCAGATTCTGGAGCGTCTGCACGATGTGGTCCGCATTCTGCATTCCACGCTCGTGGCGTTGCTGCTCTCGCTGCTTCACGAGATCGCCGTCCAATCGCGAGGCGGCGATGACGAGATCGGCCTGCCGGTCCTTGTCCCGGTTTTCGTCCTCGGTCGCCGCACGCGACTGTGTAAAGTGCTGATCCTGCGCATCAAGCGCGAGGCGCTGCTGATCAAGCTGCAGCTCCTCTGGTGACTTACCGCCCGACAGTCCTTGGCCCTTGGCCTTCACCATGTTGGCCTGCGCATTGACCATTGCGGCCTCGGCGCGCTTGCCGTCCGACTGAGCCTTGGCTTGTTCCTTGATCACCATCGGATTTTGCTGCGGGGTCTTGGCGAAGAACTGTTCCGGATTCGAATATCCGAGCGTCCGGATGATGACTGTGTCGATCGCGTTGACGTCGTAGGCCTGCGGGTTGGCCATGCTCAACTGCTTTAGCGCCACCGCCTTCATGATGCGCTGGGTATGGCTCGACGTGTTAGGGTCGGACTGCGGGACAAGATCGACGCTATCCAGCGCGCGGCGGAACGTCTCCTCGTCCCATTTCCGCGCCGGCCTGCGATTGCGCTGCCAGAACGATTCTGGATGCTCCCTGAAGCAATCCACCAGCAACTGCAGTTCCTCGGCCTGCGCTGAGTGCAGCCGCTTATGGATGGCGTTTTCGACCTTGGTCGCCTGTTCGATGACGGCCAGGATCGTGCCGACCGGCATATCCTGCTTGCCCTCGCCCACCATGAGATCAGCGGCGCCCGCCAGCCTCTGGCCTGTCTCCGCCATCTGGCCGACGAGGTTCATCAGGGCCTGCGACGGCTCCTTGTAGGGCAATGGCATCGCCGCTTGGCTGATCGGAAGCCCACCGGTCTTGACCAGCGCGCCGCCGCCTGGGGGAATGCGGAAGATGTTCGTATTCTGCCGACCGCCCGCGTCAGCCAGCAGGAAGCCCGGGAAACAAGCGAACATGCCGGCGTCCAACAACTCACGCCATGCCGCCGTCAGAGCATTGGTCGTGTTGCCGAGGATGTGGACGAAACCCAGGTCGTAGAAGCCGAAGCCCGGGATGAACGGATATTTGACGAACGTGGTCCGCTTCTCGGGAAGATCCTTGGTGTCCTCGTTGTAGTCGCGGACGATCGAAAGGATTTGCCGCGTGGTCTCGTCGATGGTCACACGGTAGGGGATTTCGAGGCCGGTTTCTTTGCCCTTCGCCTTGTGCTCAAAGCCCTTGATATCGAGCTCGCAATAGCACTCGTAGATCAGGCGGTCGCGGTCCTCAGGGTCGAACGCCTCTACCGTTACACCCTGCTGGTCCTTCTTCTCCTGCTGGGCTGCGTCCAGTTTGGGAACGTTGGCCTGCGACAGGGAGATATCGCGATAGACGCCCAGAATTTGCAGGCGCTTGATCGTGTTGGGGCTTAGATTCGATCGGTGCGTGACGCGCTTGGCGTTCTTGAGGTCGGTGGCCGAGTTGTTGACGATCAAGTCATCGGCATCCACCGACTCGCTGACCGGCCGCTGGCGAAGCGGGCAGTAATAGACCTTCTTGAAGCCCAGACCGCCGAAGCCGACAGATAGCAGCATGCGGTCTGTGTCGGGGTAGTATTCCCTCGCTGTGACGGTCAGGTAGTGGTTGAGGTCGCGCTGGAAGTCCTCGGCCAGTTCGTCTTCATCGGTCGACGGGTTGTTGTTGTCGTCCCTGATCTTGACCGGCCCGTCCGTCGGCAGCATCTCCGAGCGGGAATTGGCTTGGAAGTTCAGAACCGCTTGCGCCATCAAGGGATGGCGGACCGTGGACATTCCTTCGACCGGGGCGCCGTCGCTCGAGCCTGACGTGTTGGGCACGGATAACTTGAAGCCGAGCATCCGAATCCCGTCGGCGCGCGACGTCACCCACTCGGTTCGCGATTCGATATCTTGATCAATCTGCCGCAGCAAATCGTCCGCGATACGACTCAGTTCGGCATCTGATATGCGTCCCTGGTCGGCCAAGTTATCAAACCATCCGGGCGGAGGAACGTCGGGCGCATCTGCCGATCGCACCGGCCCATCAAGATTGATTGTGATCTCGCCGTCGGGGTGCTCAATCGAGATGACGTTGCCGCCCTCATCCAGAGTCTCGATGTCGCCCTCGGGCTGGTCTACGGCGACGTCCTGCTCTTCGGGAAGCTCGGCTTCGTCCGGCGGCAATTCCCGCAGTGTGTCGGGCGCGAGACCGGCCATCAATGCACCGTGTGCATCGGTAGATAGGGCGTAAGCGCCACAAGGGCCGTCTGGCAATGGCAGCAGAGGCAGCCGACCCTAGGTGCCTCAACTTCGCAGCCGATGCGTTCACTCAGGAAGTCGGCGGCGTATTCCCAAAGTTGCTGCTCGCGGTCAAAGGCGATGAGGTCTGGCGTCGCGGCAGGCTGCGGCATTCACAATCCAGAGAGCGCGCGAAGGTCTCCTCACCTGCGGCCGGTTGGGGTTGAGATGGCGGCGATTTTACTCTGTCGGGCGCGGCGTATCTATCGGCGCATTAGTTGAGGGATCGCGCGGCCCATTGCTCCGGCGGGATGCGCTCAACTCATCCCTTCGGCTCCTCAGCCAGAATGGCGTCGATCAGTTCCCGCCAGACCTCACCTGTCATCCCGTCGCCAAACTCCCAATTCAAGTCTGCCGCCGCGCGAGCGTTAAAAACCGCATCTCCCGGCTCGCGGACGGCGGTCAGGACTGCGCGCGCAATCTTCTCCGCAAGTCGCTCACTGATTCCGGAGCACTCCGGCCCGGAAGCGGCGTCGTAGGCCGCTCCTGCGGCCTTCTCCAGCATCGTCATGGCAGATATGCTGCCCACGGCTCGACGATGCCGCGCATGTTGGAGATCTCGTCGGCGCGCTTCTCTAGCCAATCCGCGCGCTCATTGTCGCGCCGGATCAACTCCGCAGTCGGGGCTATGTGTGCGTCCATCGGATCAGGCTCATAGTAGGATGCGGGCCAGCCCTCTGGCGGGACCACTCGTCGGATGCGCTTCGCCTCAGCGCGATACTCAGCAATCAGCTTCCGACGTCCTGCTGGCGTGCGTTCCCGTTCGGCCTGCGCGTCCATAGACGACATGATAAGGCCGCGAAACGCGCCAACGTCCATCCCTGTCGCCAATATTACCTCCTCTAACCCGGATACAACTTTCCCGGCGGTCTACCTCGATGCTGCATTTCCTCCGCGATCTCCGCCTGTATCTCGGGGGCCAATTGCAACAAGCCGATGTCCCTCATATGCCGAACCGCCATGCTCGATGTGTCCGTGAGGTCATCGTGCGCGCCCTTGGGAAAGTTCGCTACTTCCGTGATTACCATATCGGCCCAAGTACGATCCGGCGCCCAAACAAGCCCCGCTTCCCACATCGGCGCAACTGAATGAAGTCGTGCAACCTTGTCCTGTCCGCGCGGGTCGACAAGCTGCACCGCCCACGGTTCGTGATTGTACAACCGCCGCAGTTCCTGGGCCACCGAAATGCCCGAAGCTTTCGATTCGATCAGTAACCGGTCAACCTTCATCTTGCGGCAGGTGTCGGCCGCCTTCTCCACCAGCTTGTGGATTTCCAGTCGATCGGCCCATGCGTGCATCAGCATGACCTTGGGCGTCATCGGCGCATACGTTCGGACGGTCTCCGTGTTGCCAGCCTTGGACGCTTGGGCAACGGTCTCTTCCGAGAAGATGCCCCACACCGTCATGGCTGACGGGTCGTTCTCGGTCTTCTCGGTGTAGGCGGTATCGAGACTTGCGATGATGTAGCTGAAAGCGGGATAGCGCTCCTCGGCCCATGTTTGCCACCAATCGCGCTTGATGATGCCACCGCCTTTCGGCTGTGGGCGTTGCTGAAGCTGTCCGGCCGCGCGCCATGTGCCCATCTCGCGCTCGAGTGCCTGTACTTCCGGCTCACCGAAGCGCTCAGGCCAGAGCAGTTCGCCCTCTCCCGAGCGCGGGTCTTCCCAGCCAATGACGGTGGCAAAGGCCCGATCTTTCTCGTACCGCATGGGCAAGCACAGATGCACGACGTCGCCCGCGCTCTTGCTCAGCACGTGGCCGGACCAATCGTTCTCCCCGAGGCGCTGCTGGATCCCCACCCAAGCCGATAGCTTCGGGTCGTTCATGCGGGTGGACATCGTCCCGTCCCACCACTCGATCACCTCTTCAATCGAAGCGTCGCTTTCGATTTCGTTGGCGGCATTGATATCGTCCCAGATTCCAATGTTGTAACCCTCGCCCGTGACGCCCGCGCCTACCGAGGTAATCAGCCGTTCGCCGCCCTTGTCATTCGAGAAGCGATGCTTGGCGTTCTGGTCCTTGGTCAGGGCGAAGCGATGGCCCCACAGGCTCTGATACCATGGGCTTTCGATCAGACGCCGGCATCGAACGCTATCCCGTAGCGAAAGCTTGTCGGCGTAGCTGGCATGGAGAAACTTAACCCCTGGGCCGCTCGTGTGACTCTCGTGGCGCTGCGCCCAAGTGAAGGCCGGGAGAGTCACACCTGCAATCGTGGACTTGAGGCTGCGCGGCGGCAGGTTGATCAGCAGTTTGCGTATCTGCCCATCGACAACGGCCTCTAGGTGCTCCGCAAGAGCATCAATCACCCAGCCGTCAATGAATTGCGCCGGATCGATGTACTTCCA